GCTGTTGCTAAATGAATCTGCCATGTTAATACTTTCCACCCAACAACAAGTGACGCAATAACTATTCCTAATGATGCAATAAGTTTTTGAGTTTTATTGAGTTTATCACCATATATAGTCAATAATCCTATGGCAACCCCCAGAAATGTTAAAGTTGCACCCATAGCAACTAATATAGTTTTCCTATATATCATGGCATGCCAAACAATCCATGCCCATGAATTCCCATATGAATAATTTGCCTTAGTTGCTATGGCAGTCCAAATGGAATGCAGTTTAGTTGCTAATGTAGCTTTATAGACCAGTAAATTATAAGTGGCAAACGTACCAACTAGTGCTAATATACCGAGTTTTAAACCTTTAAGGGATTTTCGAAGTCCTTCATTCCCTTTCTTAGCCTTATCGGTCGATACATTAAATCCTTCAAATAATCCTATTAATAATCCTAGAGCTAAAATCATTGGGAGAAATCCAGAATAAGCTAAAATTCCCTGTGCATATAATGAATGCATCATCGGTATTACCATCTTTGTTGCTGTATAAGTAGCAAGCATAGCTGTCACTAACATCATCAATGCCGATGCTAATGTATAAAATGCAACCTTACCCATCCTACTACCGGCTGCAAATGATGATAAAATCTTAACAATATTAGCAAATGGTGAAAGGAGATTTTGGAGAGAGGGAACCATAACATTTTTTATTACACCAGCTAAACCAATTAGAACTGGTTCAAATCCGTGAAGAATTTGGAGAGAAGCACCCTGAATAGCCGATGTTACCAGTTTCAATGCACCCCACATTGTTTGAAGCTGTTTCTCTGCTATTTGTTCTGTAACTCCTTGTGCATTCTCCAATTGTTTAGTCAGGTTTGCAACTTCTCTTGCATTATCAACTAAGATAACAGCACCTGTTGCTGATCTAGCTGATAAAACCTTTGCAGCAGTAGCTGCATCAAAACCAGCTTCTGCTAATTTTTCTAGTATTTCAGCAAGAGAATGAGTTGATGGGTCAACATCGCGAAGTGTTAGTCCTAATTGAGCTAAGGTTCTTTCTGCCTTCTCGGTTGGGTCAAGCAATTTAAGCAGAGTCATACGAAGCATTTGACCAGCCTGAGAACCCTGGACACCACGATTAATTAGTATGCCTAATGCAGCAGCAGTTTCCTCAAGACTTATTCCAAGTGAACCAGCAACTGCACCTACATATTTCATACCCTCAGCTAAACTATCTGCTTTTGCTAGGGTACTGGTAATTGTCTTAGTGAGTGTATCAACTACACGCTGACTTTCTTGAATTCCTAAATTAAACTGCTTAAGTGCAACTATAACATATTGGGTTGCAGTTGCTAAATCTAGCTGCGTAGCTGCAGCATAATTCATTATTGGAAGTAAATCCTTTTCATATATATTAGTAACATCATAACCAGCTGATGCAAGTGTATAGAATGAATTGGCAGCTTCATTTGCAGTAAACACAGTAGTCTTGGAAAGAGATATTGAAACACCTCGAATATGATTTACAGCCCTTTCAAATTCATCACCAAGATAACCTGACACAGTGGCTGCATTCACAGCTGCCCGTTGGAATGTGATTGATAAGTCTATCATACTCTTGATAGCTCTAATGCTACCACCGACCAACTGAACGGCTATTGAGAATGATAGGTAATGCTGCATCTGATAGGCAAATGCGTCCATCTTTTTGCCAACATCCTTGGTGAAGAGTCCGACATGTTTCTCTGAATCACGTAAGCTGCTTTTAATGCCACGAGAAAAACCTTTACCAATTACTTTGCCAGTCCCAGATATCGCTACAGCTGAACCTTTAGCAAATTGCAGTAACTGTTTTTGAGCTGATGCTAACGTAGGCCCTAGAAGATTACGGGCAGTGATGTTAACAATTAGATTGCCTAGCAATACGTCTGCCATATTAGATTATGAAAAAATGAAAATGAAAAATAACTGAAAATAAAAATAGAACATAATACAGACATTTTACCGTATCTTTCTGATGGCTGCCTTAGTTGGAGTCTTCGGTTTAGCTTGTTCTTGAAGTTCCATTTCATAAAATATACTCTCTTCAAGAAATTCAATTTGTCCTGGTCTAGTTCTTCTAATCTCGCCAACTTGATACGGTAATAACCCTAAAGTTTTACAAACCTCAAATTCAATTCTACCTAATTTTGTCTTAACGAAAGGATTCTAAATCCTCTGTGCTCACCGTGGCTTCCCGCGTACCGGCTGAAAGACTTGTTATGAATTTCATCTGTGTCTCGATAGTTGTATATCTACTCCAGAAGTCAGCATCCAATGATTTATCTACACAGTATTTTGCACACATTTCGGGAAGTTTCATATATATGTCTTCCATCTCTTTCACTTCATCCAAAGTAAGACTCTCGACGTCTAAGTTGGATAGCTGTGTAAATTTGGATAGTATTCTAAGTTGTTCAACAAAATCTGCGTGACTCATCCTATGTGCCTTAATGAATCTTACTTTTCCATTTATGAAGGCAATAGGGACATCTACTGTTGCTTCTAAAAAATCTTTTTCAAGTTCATCCCTAGTAGCGTAGAGCTTCTCAAGCTTCTTCATATTGTTTACATACTCCTTCTGGAGTTCTTTTTTTAATTCTTCCTCAGGAGACAATTTTTCTTTCTTTTCCTTCATTTCTTCCGTTTTCTTTTCAGAATTATCTTGCTTCGTCATTTTCAATTAGATTCTATTAAATTATACATTTATGTTGCTCCAGATATCCAACAAGTTGCTGTTCCTATATTATATGGGTCCATAACAGTAAAATCAACTGAAGCTGTAGTTACTGTAGAACCATCACCTATCGATATGTCGTATCCCGTTACCTGAACATTCTCAAAATAGAATGACACTCCGCCAGTTCCATTAAATGTATCACACGTTGTACCAGACATAGAGATTACTGAACCATCAACTATTGATTTAAGTATCGGGCTATGTAACATTTTAGTGTGTGTCAATGAACCCTCTATGCTAAGTGGACCCTGGGTGAAGTAGTTACCTTCCTGACACATCAGTGACTGTTCGATAACATCTCTCTTCAAGCTGATGCTGAAATCTGCAAATGCAAATCCTGTGCAAGTGCCAGTTGATGTACTACCAGAAAGCCACACTTTTGCATTTCGTCCTGTATATATAGATGCTGTCATTTTATCAACCTACTATTTACTAATTTCGACTTTAAACATAAATCTTATAGACCTTACAAATACATTTTCGGTATCATCATAAAGCGGTGGTAATCCACCAGCTTTCACAACACCAAAAAATCCACTTATTTTATTGTCAAAAATTGACTCTAAAATATCTGATATTTCAATTACATCCTTTAAACTATTTTTTGACTTAATATCAAACTGTATCATTAACGTATCATATTTATATGGATGTATATTTTGGTCTTCAATTGAACCTAAATAATAAGTAGAATCATCTGATATGTCTAATATTATAATACACGGATACGTTAGTTCCCTATTCGGGTATGATATTACAATTGAGGAGGGCGATACTTTACTCGTCACTGAAGAATTGGCAATAAGAATGTTTCTAATTGATACTAGAGGATCTTCTATCATATTGAGTATGGGGCAAAGAAATTCTTCATAAATTTAATACTCATTAACTGAAGTGTAGCCTCGTGAATATCACTTCTAACTAGTAGTGGGCCCATAAACGGCTGTGGATATTGTCCTTTAGTATACCATAAATATTCTGGATAATTTTCGTCCCGAATATGCATTGGGTACTTCGGTTTACCTCGTGGTTTCGCTGTAATTAATGTTCTTGGTGGCCGTACAGGTAGTGTTGCTAATTTATCAGCCGATGCATCTACTCTTATACCAGTACCAAATTCTACGAATGAAGCATAAGGGGCAGTATTAATTATAGAAAATCTAAAGTCTCTTTTTAAACCTTCATCTTGTTCTACCTTAAAAGAATCTTTAAGCATACCTGTCTTCATAGGCGCCATAGATTTTGCCATATTCATTAAATATTTTGCTGATTCACTGGTACCATCTTTTATACTACCAACTGATCTAGCGTATGCAATAACAAAATTCTTAAGTAGTTTCTTAAGTGATATTGGATCTACTTCATACATTATATCTTTTCAGCAATACATTCTATATGGTGAAGACTTGAAGTATCATAGCGTTTCATCACTGCTTTTATTTGGTATGTGTTAGTGCCATCATAGACTCTATCTCCTTCGTCAATGTCGACTGTTGATTCAAATTGTATTCTATGTGTTGAATTCTCAAACATTCCACTAGACGCTTGAATTTCTTCTATCGATATAGGAGCTATTCTACACTCTACTCCTGTAGAGATTGATTCATATGAATCGTTAGAATAGTGACCAAATTCATCTAGTGTATCTGACTTGCGTAATATAGACACAGTGTCTTTGAGGAAGGAAGAAAAAGTCATAATTAGTAATTCACCAAATCAATACTTTTCCAAGTTCTTGAATGTGATTTTAGGATATCCATTGCCATTTGCTCAAATGTCTGCTGAATAGTAAACGAATCAGGTGCTTTCTGAATTGATGTAAATGCATATTCGTAGTCTGGGAATTTTTCTCGTACTTTGTTAAGATATTTTTCAGCAGCAGCAGCTGTATTTGCTAACTTAGAAGCTATAAGTAATAAAGCTGCAGCTCTAGACCAGTCTTCTCTTGGCACTGTATTACCACCATACCATCTATATTTAATATATTGCTCAACTACATATATTACCATCAATAAAGATGGTGAAGAAATGACGGAAGTTTCGAGGTATGGTGAGAAGAAAGTCCTCACTTCGTCTTCAGACACTAAAGTTGGTGTATAACTCATTTTCTAATTTCAATTTAAAGGCACCATACGTGCACATAGAGGCGTTTTTGGTCTTAGGTGGTATATAACCATTCGGAAACTTCAAAAACGCGTCAGCGTTGAGTTTTGACGTGTTTAAACGCATTTTTCACGTAGGTCACTAATCAAATTCTGGAAATGCTTTTGAAATACTTATTGACGTGGATGCGGAGTCTGATAGAGCCTCAACCTCAATTATAAAGAAATTTGGATTTGTCTTTCCACCACCTTGGGGAAAAGAAACATCGAGCTCTTCTAATTCATCATCTGTGAAAAGGCGTCTATCACGTAAGGCTGTTTTTCTATCATTCTCGTAATCTCCTGTCATCCAATAGTTATCTCCTCTTCCGAATAGTACCATAGTAAAGGTAAAACATAAAACATAAATGTAAACATTAAGTTTGCTGACTAATCAAGTTTAACCTGTTTCTGTCTTTATTCTTGAGCCTGCATCTGAATGTATGATTCCAACACCGTATCTCATTGTGGCAAATGCACCAGTCAAATCATGTATTACGTCATCATAGTTCTTTATTGATATATCACGCCTTATAGCCAGAATTGCAGCTTCCTCTGGGTCAAGTATCAAACCATAGAAGTTGTTTGCCCCTTCAGATGAACCCGTCCAAGACTCTGTTCCGGTTGTAGTAACGGAAAGTGAATGGGGTGTAAGTCCAACTACCTTGGGCACCTGACCAGTTTCCAGTGTTTTATTCTGTCCTGCATATGCTACATAGAGCAAATTCGTATCCTGCAGAAGTTGTGCCTCGGCTATAGGATGAAGTATCACATCTGTTGGCATGTACATATCAGATTTAATCAGACCGCGACCCTTTGCGAGGTCAGCTACTGTCAAACCAGTAGAAGTTGGCGTAAGGTCATTACCACTATCTATTCCACCAAGTAAGGCTTCAAGCGCATCACGATTCAATTTATTTTCGATTCTGCGTCCACCTTTCTTGATTTCCATAGCTACAACGTCCCAAAGACCATCCTCAACC